GCTACTGTTGTCTATGGACAAGGTTTAACTGTTAATGGAAACGTTGGTACAGGTACTGCTGCTGGTGGTGGCGCATTCTTAGGTAGATATAATGATACAGGTAGTTTATCATTAACAAATGATATAGTATTTGCTGTTGGTACAGGTACATCAGCTGCTAACAGAAGAACAGGTTTATATGTAACATCAGGTTCATTGGTTGGTATATCTGGTTCAATGGATATTAAAGGTATAACCAACGCATTAGTTATTACAGGTTCACAAACCATTCAACACGTTACCGCAGGACAACCAGCATTAACTTTAATTGCACAAGGTTCAGGACAACCAGCATTAACAATCACAGGTTCATTAAACGTATCAGGTTCAGGTGACCATTACATATATGGTAATACTTTAAGAATTACAGGTCAAACTCAAATGAGTGGTAACAGTGATTTTCCATTATATGTTAGTGGTACAATTCAATCACAAAGAATACATTTTGATGGTAACCCATTCAACACATTACCTGCATATACTTTAGGTGCAATTAGAATGGCTGCTGACAATGAAACATTACAATATACCAACTATAATAAAGCTGAAATAACAAGTCAGTCATTTATTGACCAATATGTTAACACAGGTAGTTTAACTACACAAACAAAATTTGGTGCTACATATGGTGGTACAACAGCAAGAGTAGATGTTATCAACAACAACGGCACAAGAAGAGTAGATATTCTTTCAGATAGTATATCGGTTACAGGTTCTATGAACATAAGTTCTATAATGAATATGAGACCATTAGACCCATTACCAGCGGGTAACATTGGTGATTTGGCGGTTAGTTCATCTAATCAGTTATATTTCTATAATGGGGCGTGGACATTGGTAGTTTAAAATAAAACAATATGAATTTAGAAGCGATAGCACCTATAATGGAAGAGATTGTAAAAGAGAGTTTATCTGACAAGGTATACCTATACGGTCGTTTCCAAAAGAGTTTAACCAGTCGTGTTGCAACAGGGAATTTAAGAAATTCAATTAAAGCAGTGATTAAGGGAAACAAACAAGGTGTTCAAGTAATACAAATTCAAGCATTCAATCAACCATTGTCAAACACATACGCATATTGGTTGGCTAATGATAGAAAACCAAATGGTAGTGGAGGATATGCAAATATCGGTGCTATTCAACAATGGATTAAAGATAAAAAGAGTTTTAGAATTAGAGATTTAAAAACAGGTAAATTTTTACCTAAGAATGAAAAAAATATAAAAAGCACAGCATTTGTAGTTGCGCGTTCAATAGGAAGATTTGGTTACCAAAACAAACCAAAGAACTTTGTTGAAATATCTTATGATAAGATATTAAAAGACAAACGTATAATTGACCTTATGGAAGATGCACTATATGATGATGTATTAAATGCATTAGAAGGATTATAATATGAGTTTTGGATACCCAACACAATACGCAAACGGTCTTAATAGTAGTTCACAATTAAGAAGGTCAACTGATATGATATATCAAAGAGGTGGTGAATATGAAGTTATCTTAACAGGTACCACATATAGTGCGTCACTTGAATTACAGGTACAGTTATTTGCTGACGACAGACAAGTAGGTGCAATGTCAGTTGTACCATATGACGTTCAACAATCAGGTGCAACGTATACCTATAAGTTTCATATCAGACCGTATGACTACCTATCAAACTATGTTAAGTCAGAACATTATCAGTCATACTACAGGAACGATTGGTATCAAACTTGGGAACAGATTAACTTGAATAACCCATACCCAAATAAGATTAAAGCGAACATAAAATATCGTTATGCGTATTTAGCAAGTTCAGGGTATACAACACAATCAGGATATACAGATTATAACCATTATACATCAATTCCAATATGTGCAAGCAGCACAGGTTTTACTGCAAGTGGATTTACAAACACAGGTAACTATTTTGATTACATAGGCGGTGCATTTCAAATGGGTACAGACAAATACCTATTACCAAACTTTGACCAAGAATTAGGTACTGCGGTAGAAAACAATACAATTTTAACATTGGATACATACAGAACTTTGTCACCAATGTCACAATACTACATTGACTATCCTAACACACCACAGATGAGTGAGGGTTCAAGATTTTTAACTGATGCACCACGTATTCAGTATATCCAATCTGACGAAAATTATGTATTATACTACTTAAACGGACTAACAGCCGACAGACAATATATGGAAGCAGATTGGGCTGATTTTAGATTTTACAATGAAAACAACGAACTGATTACACAATTTGAACAACAGTTAAATTGGTCAGGAACAACATACGCAACACCGACAACAGGATATACAGATACCTTAAAGATATTTGCATTACCGTGTGGTCCTAAAGATATTCAGAACATATTCAGTAGCTTAAATACAGGTAATGGTGACGTTGCATATTATACTGTGCAATTAGGTTACGGTCATCCAACATTCTTTGATGACTACTTAAGAACAACTGCTGGTATGATTGGACCATCGTCTGAGATATTTTACTTCTACATAGACGATAACTGTGGTCCTGAAGATACGAGATTAGCATTCTTAAATCAACGAGGTGGGTATGATTATTTCACATTCACAAGATATAGACAAGATACAAAGAAGATTACACGTCAGACATTTGACAATAGATATTATAGCACGTCACAATCATCACCTGACAGAAATGTAGGTAGAACAGTTAAGACGTTTGATACGAACGTAGAAAGAGAGTTTGTGATTGAGAGTGATTGGTTAAACGTATCATATGGTAATTGGTTAGAGCAGTTATTTATGTCACCACAGGTGTACGAAATGAAAGCTGACTTTACATCACCATTAGACAGACAAGATAGAATATATAAAGATTTAAGACCTGTACAGGTTTTATCAACAGAGGTACAGACAATAACTAAGAAGCACCAAAAATTAAACAAGTACAGAATAACTTGTAAGTACGCAGACGGGTACTTTGTAAGTAAAGGTTTCTAATATGGCACAACAACAACAGACAGTATTAAGAGTACAAACGAATATACCTACGGGGATTGAATTAACTGGTTCAACATCATTATCGGTAATAAGTGCTAATAGTGTTTCTTATACTGGTAGTGGAACACAAACATCACCAATCACAGGTACTACAACAGGTTTAAGTGCAAATGATAATTGGAATATATATATGCAAGTGAGTGGTGGAACTGGTACATTTTACTATAATGTAGATATGCCACCACCACCTGTTGGAAGTGTTAATTTTTATCAGTTTTATAATATTAGATTTATTGTATCAAAACCCGATGGAACTATACAAGGTATGGGTGGATTTGAGGAATATGGTGTATCAGATTTAATTGGAACTTTTAAAGTTTATGATGGTGATAGAGTATTTGTAGATGCTGGTTTGTTTATACCTACAGGTGCAACAATGTCTTACTATGTTATTCCTGACAGTTCAACAACGTTAAGTGAAACACTTAATTATGATACACTAGATTTATATACAGATATACCACTTAAATTAAACAAGTCGTTTGCAGAGTTACAGGACATTGGTAAAAGAAACTCAGATTATTCTGTTGGTTTATCATTACCTGGTTCCAAGAAGAACAATGCGTTCTTTGAGAACTATTTTAATGTGGACACAAACTCGTTATATTTTGATGTAACGCGTCGTGCAAACATAGATGTACTGATGGATGACCAGAAGTATTTTACTGGCTATATGAGGTTAAATAAGGTCTCTGTGCTTAACTCTAAGGTTGAGTATGATGTAACACTTTATTCAACCGTAGCTGACCTATATGGTCAAATGGGTAACAACCTATTGAAGGACCTTGATTACAATGATATGGACTGGCACTTCAATCACTATTTCAACGTGTTTAATGTCGGTGCAGCGTGGTCACAAAATACATTACAGAATGGTAGAATTATTCCATCTTTATGGATGTATCCTGTTGTGCATAATGGGTATGAATACACAGGTGATACAGTTAATTTAAGTGGTGCTACAGTAGCAAATCAAACAAGATTATACACAACAACAAATCAAGTTGGTACATACGCAACTTATGCGGCTTATCTTGCAGCTAATGGTACGAGTGCTGATTATAGAATTAACTCACCGTTAAATCCAATATTAGACAACCAATTGAAACCAGCACTCAATATGTATGCACTTGTACATTTGATGCTTAAGAACTATGGGTACACAATCAAATCAAATTTCTTTGAGACACCGTGGTTTAAGCTATTGTATATGTACGGTTTCTATTCGTTTGACGGTACTAAGTTTGGTTATAAGACACCAGTGCCACAGACATTACCATTAGAAGGTGTGGATGTGTTAGTAGTAGAAACATATGAAGATTTTAGTGATTATCCTTGTGGTACACAATATTTTAGAACAGAAAGACAATATACAATATACGTAGTTAAGAAAGGTACAGGTATACCTGCATTATGTTCTGACCAAATCAATATAGGGTTTGATTTTGCATTAGACCCTTGTTATGGTGGACCAACTGTACCATATATAGTACCATTAACAATTGCACCTAACACAACAGGTACAACATATAATTGGACAAGTAACCAATATGTGGATTGTGGTAGTGGTTGTCCTTATTCTTTGGAGATTATTTATAACTTTGGTTTTAATGCATCAGTATCTGATGTAGGATTATCTTCATCATCATTAGCATATACACCAGCAGCACCAAATACAAACGTTATATTCACAGAAAATACATATGTGGATTTTAGTTTGGTTATAGATACAAACATTAAACAGATTGACATACTTAGTTCTTTGGCTAAGAAGTTTAACCTTGTTCTTATTCCTGACCCTGATGTTCCAAATCAATTAATTATAGAACCATATGACTATTATATTGGTTCAGGTTCAATTTATGATTGGACGGATAAGCTGTCATTTGACCAAGGGTTTACGGTGCAACCAGCACTTAACTTTATTGAGAGTGAGTTAATCCTTACAGACCAAGAAGATGGTGATGAAGCAAACAAGACATTTAAAGACAGAAACAAATTAATATACGGAGAGAATAGAGTTTATAACCCAACAGATTTTAAATCACAGACAAAGAAGATTGACACAATCTTTGCGCCTGAAGTAATTCGTAAGTGGGATAACAACGTAGGTATACCATTAGGTATTAACTATGCTGGTCAATCTAACAATCAAGCATCGGGTAGTTCTGAAAAGGTTATTTGGAGATACACAGGTCTTAAACAGAAACCAAGATTAATATTTAATTGTGGTAATTTATCACCGTTCTTAGACAGTGTTGGTGAGAGTTTTAACTTTGCAAGTTCATTTAGGATTAACAATATGTTCTTTAGGTTACAACCATCAACAGGTGTAAACCCTGGTGTACCAGCAGCTGATGGAAATATCTATGCGATAGGTTCACTTGTAAATCCAGCAGTAAGCCACACAATGCCGTTTGGTAATAAAGATGACAATAAGATTAATAACGATAGTATATGTGTTCTATTCAATTCACAGGAACCTGATGACATTGGGTTAGGTATTCCAACGTTTAATGCGTACACAAACAATGATGCGTATAAACTATTCTATTCAAATAGGGTACTTAATCTATATGATAAGAACACAAGATTTTTAACAGGTAAGTTTAATTTAAAACTATCTGATGTTCAAAACTTGAGACCTGATGATTTGATTAAGGTGCAAGAACAATACTTCTATGTTAACAAGTTGGAAGGATTTGATTTAACTAATCCTGAACTTACAACTGTAGAATTGGTGCAAACTAATAATGCAGTTAGACCACAGCCATATCCTACAAGATATTTCAAGTACGTTTATTGTAATCAAGTGGGTGTTAAAGTTTATAAGTTTAGAACATACTTTAATCCTGAAGAAAATCTATATGGTAGATTAGCATCAGCTAATGGTGAAGAACTTAATTCAATTAGAAGAACCTACTACTATTGGTCTATATTTTATGACTATATGGTAGGTGCATTAGGTGGTAGTGTAAGTGGTATTACATCGTCTTATACTAATACAGGATTTGGTAGCACTTGGTATTATACAATGAATGAAATAACAGAAGAAGAGTATAATGACCCAAGTTATTTATTTTGGTATGATGACGATAATAATAACCTTTTCATTGATAGAATTGATTTACAACCCACTTTAAGTCAGTATGGTAATTCACAATTGATATGGGTGTTTTCAAATACATTTGGTGTTAATAAAGCGTTCTTCAATGCGGCTGTGGATTGTGCAACCTTTGCAGGTTATGCAGCTGCTAATGGTGTAACATTAGAACCAGCACCAGGTTCAACACCAGTGTCACCATATACAACAGGAACAACCTTAAACATAACAGATACAGGTTGGATTAAGTATGATACTGCATCAGGTACCGTATACACTTACTTTGGAAGTTTAGGTGTACAAACTATACCTGATTGTGCTGATTGTACAACAATAAGATATGCGTATCCATTTGCTGATTTAGCTAATTGGAACAATGTAGTGTGCGGTAGTCCGTGTTAAATAAATTTAAATAAAATATATACATATATATGAGAGGTTCAGTTATAATAGCATACGAAGAAGGTAAACAAAGTTTTGGTTTACCTTTATATGAAATAACAATAAATGGCACAGATACAAGAGATTACCAATGGAGTGAAGCTAATTCACTTTACTCTACTTACATCTTTTCAGGTAATACATTAACAGTTAGAGTAGGTGATTATGGATATGGTCAAATACCGTACATAAATGTATTTTTAACCGAATATACCAATGATGCTATCGGTGATGACCAAGGTTTAAAAACCACACAATTAACAGGTGTAACAGGAACTAATACTGCTGGAAATTTAACTTTATCTAACTTACCAATTAATCCAAGTGCAAATTGTTATGATTTTATAGTAACAATATCTGCTGGTCTAACACAAGGTTGTGCGCCATTTGGTGTAATATCAGGTATTACTGGTAGTGGTTCAATATATACAACTACTTGTGAAATTAAAAATAAAAATGTTGGTGTACAAAGTCAAGATGTTGGGGACATATATATTGGTTTACGTTCTGATTTTACAACACAAATTTATAGTGGTGCAACGGCAGCAGGTGTAGTTGGACGTGTTTTTAGATTAAATTCCACATATCAATTAGATGGATTTAGTTCTATAGCATCATTAGGTGCCAGTTATTATCAAATTAACGACATTGAAATACAAAACGATGGTAAAGTACTTGTTGGAGGTGGTGAATTTTTTAATAGTGCTACAACAGGATATTCTTTAAATAGATTAACAACATTAGGTTCATCAGACGGAACATTTACAAGATACAATTTTAATGGTGGTCCTGATAGTATTACCGATGTTTCTCAGCAAAGCGATGGTAAAATCGTTGTAAGTGGTGCATTCACACAAATTAATGGTTCAACATACAATAGATATGCAAGATTTAATTATGATGGTACAATAGACAATACTTATTATTCGGGTACAACAGGAGGTTTTAATGCTTTTGTTAATTGTGATATGGATATTCAAAATAGAGCATATTTCTTTGGTTCAAGTTACACTTTATTTAATAGTTTAGGATTTGGTGCCATAATGAGATTGACCTCAACGGGTGCATTAGATACAACATTCAACGGAACTGGTCGTGGTGGTTTTTCATTAACAGCTAACGAAGCTATAGTCAATAGTATATTAATATTAGAAAATGGTAAAATTTTATGTACTGGTGCATTTGATAAGTATAACGGACAAACTTGTCCTAAAGGTGTGGCAATGTTAAATGAGGATGGTACATTAGATACCACATTTAATTCAGGTGGTGCTGGTTTTATATATACAGGGGTTACATTTACTACTTGGCCAACAGAAACATTAAACCAAGATGAAAACAAATTTTTAATAGTAGGTGATTTTTCTGGCGCAACGTATAATGGTCAATCATTACCAAAGGATATTTTCTTTATAAACAGTGATGGTAGTATAGGTGATAACACGAATTTAGGTACTGGTATTGAGGGGTTTCCTAAAACCTGTAAATTACTATCAAATGGTAGTTATTTGATTACAGGACAGCTATCAGGATTTAACGGTACAAACATAAATAACGGTGGATTATTACAATTAAGTTCAACGGGTCAATTACAGAATTGTTAATTTAAAAATTTATATATAATAGTATGAGTAGGAAATATATTAGTCAGGTAGATAATCAAAATTTTGTGTTCCCCAATAATGAGGTAGCAGAATATGATGTGGATATAATACACGATGTTAACGATAACTGTGTTAATGGTTCGGTAATCGCTTTTTCAGCAACAACAATATCATCATCAGGGATGACCATTAGTTTTGATTATACTTGGAATTTGAATGGTGCAACACCATTTGTAAGGAATAGTGGCGCAGTGTCGGTTTTAAGTTTACATATGATGGGACCAACTCAAAACTATTATAAACCTTTCTTATGTGTTGGTAGATTTGTTTTTCAAAATATACCAATAACAAGTATTGCGAGTGGTGTTACACCAGGTTTTAGTAGATTAAGTTTTGTGGTTACACCAGCAATGTTGGGATTAGCTGCATTTACAACTGGTACCTATTATTTTGAGATTAAGTTTATTGGTGAGAGATGTGTATTCCCTGTGTGTTTTTCACAGTCAATTACAGTAACACCTCCACCTACACCAACGCCTACAAGCACACCAACACCGACACCTACAAGTACTTCTACACCAACCCCTACACCAACCCCAACGGCTGGTGAAAAGAGTTTAGAGATATACGCAAGAGATATAAGTGGAACACCGTCTACATTAACATTATTCTACAGTAAAAATGGTGGAGGTAATATTAATGTACCAGGTGCAACAGCTACAACATTACCAGGAAGTTGTTCATTTATTTACACAATTACAGGTTTAAATACAGGTGATAGTATCGTGTTTGGAACAAGTACAGCTTGTCTTATGAATGGTAATGGGTCATCATCAACTTGTCCATTCTCATCAGGAAGTGCTTCAACATTCACTTATGTGATTGATGCACCTACAACACAACAAGTTGCATTAACAATTGATAGTGGTACAATACCAGCACCAGCACCAACTGCTACACCTACAAGCACACCAACACCTACGCCTACTGCAACACCATCTAATCCTTGTTATTGTTTCCCAATTGTAGTAACAGGTAGTACACTACCTCCACCTGAAGGTGGAACAATTGCGTCATTAACATATAATGATTGTAATGGTGTACAAACAGTTAGAGCATTTACAGTAGGACCAGGTACATATTATCAGTGTATACAAGTTATTAGTAGTGTAGTTCAATATGACCCAATGGGAACAAATGGTATTGACCAATCTTATTTAACATTAACATATTTAACAGGTAATTGTAATACAGGATATGATTGTTCAGGTTACACACCAGCAAGCACTCCTACACCTACACCAACAAGTACACCTACACCAACAGCTACGCCAGTAGGACCAACAGCTACACCGACAGCTACTCCTACGAGTACACCGACACCTACACCAACAATTGCACCTGAAATATATTCGTATGGAGGTTGTGGTTACGGTAGTTCAGTGGCAAATGCTTGTAACGATGCAGGTATAAACAGTAGAACATTATATTCTGACTGTGATAGTGGTTCATTTGGGGTGGGATGTTTTGTTTATGTTGACACATTCCCTAACGCATTAACAGGTTATACAAACGTATTTATGAATAGTGCGAGTTGGGATATAAACTCATCAACAGGTCAAGTAACTGCATTCTCATCAACACAATGTTAAAAATATAGATTATGAATATAGAAAAAAATAATAAACCTGTTAAGGTTAAAAAAGTAAAACTAAACAAACCTGAATTGATTGTTCCTGACTTTAGGTCAATTAATCAGTTACAGGGGAATAAACCTTTGTTGGAACATTCGTTTCAACTTATAAGATATGGGTATTTAAAGCTGATTTAATATGGCTAAAAAAGTAGAAATAGAAGTTGATGTTGATGTTGAACCATCACTAAAAGGGTTAAGAGAGTTAAAGAAACAACTTAAAGAAACCGCTGCTGGTTCTGATGAATTTAATAGAATATCCAAAAAGATTAAGGATGTTGAAGATGCATTAGAAGAAAGTAAAGCGGGTGCAAAGGGGTTTGTTGACCAATTAGAAGCAGCACCAGGTCCTGTAGGTTCTTTAGCAAGAGGATTTAGACAATTAGAAATTAGTACTAAGTCATTTGGTATGGCACTGAAAGCAACAGGTATTGGTTTATTAGTTGCTGCGGTAGGTGGTATTGCTGCTGCATTCTCACAGGTAGAAGGCGCGGGTAAGAAACTTGAACCGTTAATGATTGGATTGGAAAAAATCTTTGGTGGTATCGTTGAGGTATTCACACCACTATTGGATGCATTTCTTGAGATGGCTTTGACTGCATTACCATACATCACAAAAGGTATTGGTATATTCTATTCATCGTTAGTGAGTTTATTTACCTTAATTAAAGAGGTTGGTACTGGCGCAGGTAAAATATTGAAAGGTATTTTTACGTTGGATTTTGATAGCTTAAAAGAAGGATATGACCAATTGGCTGGTTCGTGGGACAAGACAGTTAAATCATTTACAGATAGTATGGGTCGTTATGACGCTGGTACTAAGAAGATGACCAAAACTGAAAAGGAAAATCTTAAAGAAAGGGAAGACGCAAGAAAAGCTGCGCTTGAAAAGAGATTAAAAGAGATGGATACTCAGGATAAGTTAGATGCGGTTCGTCTTGAAAAGATGAAACAAGAAGCATTAAACCTTGCTGAGACAGAACAAGAAAAGTTAGATATAGAAAAGAAATTCTTTGAGTTATCCTATAAGGCGAGAACTAAAGACCTTGAAGATAAACAAAAATTATACAAGAAGGATAGTGAAGAATGGAAAGCATTACAGATTACAAAAGAAGAATTGGAAAATGAGTTTATTATCAAGACAAGAGAGTTTGGTGAGAAACAAAAAGAAATTAACACAAAGAAGAACAAAGAACTTCTTGATGAAGAAGTTGCAGCACTTACCCTAAAGAAAGCTAAAGGTGAGATTAAAGAAACGGAATATCAAGAAAGTTTATACAATATAAACAAGAAGTATCTTACAGATAAGAAAGATATTGCACAGAACGAATTACAGTATCAACAATACCTAACTGAACAAAGAAAGAAGTTAGCTGCTGATGATAGAGCAACCCTCAACCTAAATCTTCAAAATCAGATTGATAGTATAGATAGATTAAACGAATTACAAGAATTTGACTTTGCTGAGGATTTAAGAAGGATACAAGAAAAGAAAGTATTATTAGAAGAACAAGAAAAAAATGAACTTGCAAACACAGAATTAACTGAGTTTCAAAAGAATGAAATTAGGACCAAGTACTCTAAAATGAGAACTGACCTAATTCAAAAAGAGGTTGCAACAGAGAAAGCAGCCGCTGAAGCTAAATTTAATGTTCAATTGGCATACGCACAAGCGTTCCAAGGTCTTGGTTCTATATTCCAAGATATTGCTGGTGAGAATAAAAAACTTGCAATATTAGGTATTGTTATTGAAAAGGCGGCCGCGCTTGCATCTATTGCGATTAACGCTAAGAAAAACTTTATTAAAGATGGTGGTATCAAATCACCATTAGCGTGGGCTAACTTGGCGGTTGCTGGTGTATCTGCAGCGGCGGTAATTGTATCGGCGGTAAAAGGTATACAATCAATTAATCAAGCATCACAAGGTGGTTCAGGTGGTGAAGAAGCTGGTGCAGCACCAGCACCTAATTCAGCAGAAGCATTAGGTAGAAACTATGAGAAAGGTGGTCTATTAAAAGGTCCAAGACACGCACAAGGTGGAATGATGATTGAAGCTGAAGGTGGCGAAGCTATAATGACCAGAGGCGCAGTTACAATGTTTGCACCAATGTTATCAGCTATGAACCAAATGGGTGGAGGTACATCGTTCGGTAATCAGTTATTTATAAGACCTGATGCAGCATCGGTATCTAAACCAGCAGAAGAACAAGCACCAGTAATAATGAAAACATATGTTGTTAGTAATGAACTAACATCAGAACAAGAAAAATTAGCAAGGTTAAAGGACCTTTCAACATTGTAGTATGGCTAAAGGAAAATCACAATCAAGTAATAAGGTATCATTTGGTAAACGCAAGTCACAACCAAATGGTCAAAAGTCATTCGGACCTAAGTCACAGAAACCCAAGAGGTATCGTGGTCAAGGTAGATAAATTTATATTTAATAGTATGAAGAAAGATAAAATATATGAATTAAGAATTGACGAAGAGGATGATATATCAGGAATTGATAGTATTTCTTTAGTTGATGAACCAGCCATTGAGGTTAATTGGGTTGCATTTAATAAGCACAAGCATTCTGCAACTGAAGAGTGTTTCCATATCCCTGATGGTGAAGATAGTAAGTATCTTGAATTATTATACGCAAAAGGTAAACCTGAACAGGAATTATTGGATGGTGGATATGAATTAGTATCTATTGAAGTAGATGGTCAGGAAAGTTTTTTTAACGCACCTAAACCGAATGCACCGTCATTTGTGGATGAGGATAGTGAATTTGCTATTAGATACAAATACATTTTAGACCCAAGAATTAAACAAGCACCAATCATTGCAACCACAAGAGATTTTT